TTGACAGGTGTTTTGGAAGGGGTCACATAAGGGTCGCGCGCGCAGCAGTAACAATCACAAGAGAACTCCCATGGGTAATGTGCCTTACGTTGCTGAAACACCCAACGGTCCGCTGACAGACCTCCAGGACAGGTTTGTCGATGCGTATGTGACCAATGGTGGGCGTATAGAAGCAGCTGCAATTGAGGCGGGTTACTCGCAGGACTCTGCACGAACACTGGGTTCGAGATTGCTCAAGCAAGACAAAGTGTTGTCCGAGATATACAGGCGGACCATGGGTCGTGTAGCAGTGGTCGCTCCAAGGGCATTGGATGTAGTTGAGCGGCTGGCAGAAAGCTCACGTAGTGACAAGGTTCGCCTTGAAGCGGCTGTAGATTTGCTCAATCGTGCGGGCTTGAGGGCTCCTGACCGCGTAGACCATCGTGTTTCCGGCGAGATCTCGGTGCAAATTGACCTTAGTTGAGGGGGGGGGGGTCCAAAAACGGGGCTGGTGGTATGGCAAGTGGTCCTCGGTATGTATTTTTCCCCGAAAACCTTCGAGCACCTGCTCTGATATTTTTTTCCCCTCTGAATCTTTCGATGTTGTTTTTGGTGAGAGGAGACTGTGATGCCTAAGGTTGGTGGTAAGATGTTTGGTTATGGTGGTGCTGGTATGGCTGCTGCCAAGAAGGAAGCTGCCAAGACTGGTAAGCCGATGAAGATGACAAAGGCTGCTGCCAAGCCGATGGCTAAGGGCAAGAAGTAAGGTGGCCAAGGCTCCCTCTCGTGTGAACGAGGCTGGTAACTACACCAAGCCTGGAATGCGAAAGTCTTTGTTCGAAGCGATCAAGGCTGGAGGCAAGGGAGGGAAGCCCGGTCAGTGGAGTGCTCGTAAGGCACAGATGCTGGCCAAGGACTACAAGGCTAAGGGCGGGGGCTATCGAGACTGATGAAGAAGCCCCAGAAGTCACTGGCCAAGTGGACCAAGGAAGATTGGCGCACCAAGTCTGGCAAGCCTTCGACTCAAGGGAAGGATGCTACTGGTGAGCGTTACCTTCCTGCCAAGGCGATCAAGGCATTGTCTGCCAGTGAGTATGCGGCGACGACAAAGGCCAAGCGCGAGGGATCGAAGGCTGGCAAGCAGTTCGTTAAGCAGCCTGCCTCAGTAGCCAAAAAGACAAGGAAGTTCCGATGAGGAAGGAACATAAGAACCCTGCTGGCGGCCTGACCGCTGCTGGCCGCTCCTTCTTCAAGCGCACTACGGGTGCGAACCTGAAGGCCCCGGTCAAGGGTGCTGCCGATACGCCCGAGAAGATGCGGCGCAAAGGTAGCTTCCTTGTTCGCATGGGTAGTGGTGCTGGCCCGCTCAAGGATGAGAAGGGTAGGCCTACCCGATTAAAGCTGTCTCTGGTGGCCTGGGGGCATAGCGGTGACAAGGCAAGTGCGGTGGCCAAGGGCAGATCACTGCTGGCCCGATACAAGGCCGCCAAGGAGCGCAAGAAGGACTAGTCCATTGAGACTAGCTTTGCGCGAGGTGTAGCGGTGCGATAAGGAGATTATCATGTCGATTAGCTATAACGAAGCTTGGGTGCCTCAGGGTGCTGTTGCAGTCACGCCGTCTGATTCGACGTTGATTAACTGCGTTGCTCTCTATGTTGGTACTACTGGTAGCGTGGTGATCGACACGATTGCTGACACCAACGTGACGTTTGCCAACGTGCCGAGTGGTACCACCCTTTGGATTAAGGCAACTCGCGTGAAGGCTGCCAGCACTGCTACTAACATTGTGGCGCTGTCCTAATGACTTTTGGTGGAGGCATTCTGTTACCTCAGAGGTATACTAACAATACCACTGGGCCTGGATCGCTCCATTTGGATTTTTTACTTGGTGCGCCGCTGGATAGCCGCATCACGTTTACCCGCGCTGGTCCAGGGCTTGCCACGTTTGTGAATAGCAGTGGGGTGCTTGAGACGGCAGCGATTAATACTCCGCGCTTCGACCATGATCCTATCACGCGGGCCCCGCTTGGCCTGCTGATTGAGTCGCAGCGGACTAACAGCATCCGTAACAGCACTGGGATTGGATCGGTATCGGGCAACCCAGGAACTTTGCCTACAAATTGGACAGCGGCCACTACGGCTTCTGGCATAACGCGAGAGATTATCGGCACGGGAACGGAAGATGGCGTCCCCTACATCGACATAAGATACTCTGGAACTCCAACCTTAGCCATTCCAATAAATATTGCATTTGAAGCGGCAAATTTTATTACAGCAGCAAGCGGTCAAACGTGGACTCAGAGTCTCTATGTAACATTGCAAGCTGGTTCGTTTGCTGGAACGCAAACAACCTTAAGCATATTGGGTACTGACGGCACAAGTGGACTCGAAAGTTTTGGAAGTACAAACATCACAAGCACTCCTGCAAATCTTGTGGCATCTCGGCTGTTTCTTACGGCAACGCTTGCCAATGCCTCGACGACCAACGTGCAGCCACGCCTGCGTATTTCTACAACAATTTCGGTGCCATTTGATATTACTCTCCGCATTGGCCTATCGCAGATAGAACTGGGCGCGTTTGCTACTAGCGTTATTCCTACTACAACAGCACAAGTTACCCGCGTAGCCGATGCGGCGGTAATGACTGGTACGAACTTTTCGTCTTGGTACAATCAAACCGAAGGCACGATTGTCTGGAATGCAGATACATTTTCAACTGCTGCGGCAAATGGTGTTGTTAACATAAACAACAATTCGGCGGCAAACCGTATCTATGGTTATTTTTCGTCCACTAACGCGCTTGGTATTGTTACGGTAAGTGGCTCTGAACTAGTATCTTTTAACAGCGGCACTCTTTCAGGCGGCCCGTCAGGAACAACAGCGTTTGCCTACGCTCTAAACAATTTTGCACAAGCTACTAGAGGTGTGCTTCAAACGCCAGACGACGCTGGGTTGCTGCCTACTGTTTCACAAATGAACATTGGAACGTCCCACGCATCTATTCAAAACCTCAATGGTCATATCCGCACTATCACTTACTACCCTGTCCGTCTGACTAACGCAGAGTTGCAGGCGCTTTCATCTTCATCATGATCGATCAGGCATAAGTTATGGCGTTCACAGGGGAACTGACTATTGCGGATCGCATTCGCCTTCGCGCGATTGTCCGCAAGGTGCATCTCTCGCACTATCCGCAGCACATGCTGGATAACTACGAGTGTGATAAGTTGATCGACGCCTGGGGGCCCGAGGTTGCTGGCAACATTGTCAAGGCAGCCTTGGACAAAGGGCTTGTTGCGTGAGTCTCAAATACAAGCCGGGTGGTGATACACTCAAGGCTTTTATGAAGGACGACCATTTTTTCCGTGGCCTGCGTGGTCCGGTAGGAAGTGGCAAGTCTGCCTGCTGCGCTATTGAAATGTTCCGCCGCGCTCTTGCTCAAGAACCTAACGAGCAGGGTATCCGCCGCACAAGGTGGGCTGTGGTGCGTAACACCAATCCGCAGCTGCGAACCACAACGATTAAGACTTGGCTGGATTGGTTCCCGGAAAACATTTGGGGCAAGATGCTGTGGCATCCGCCACCCTATACCCATCATATCAAGAAGGGCGATCTTGATATGGAGGTTATCTTCTTGGCTCTCGATAGGCCAGAAGATGTAAAGAAGTTGCTCTCGCTCGAGCTTACCGGCGTGTGGATCAATGAGGCGCGCGAGGTTCCCAAGCAGATTGTTGATGCCTGCACCATGCGCGTTGGCCGCTTTCCCTCGATGAAGGATGGCGGGCCTACGTGGTATGGCGTCATTGCCGATACAAACGCGCCTGACGAAGATCACTGGTGGCCAATCATGGCGGGCGAGGCTCCCATCCCTGACCATATTGGTAGGGAAGAATCCCTCATGCTTATCAAGCCGGATACCTGGGCGTTCTTTACGCAGCCCGGTGGTATGGTTGCTAACGTGGATCACGAAGGCGTGGTCACTGACTATCAGCTGAATCCGAAGGCAGAGAATCTTAAAAATCTTACGCCCAACTATTATCCTTCAATCATTACCGGCAAAACCAAAAGCTGGATTGATGTCTACGTCTTGAATAGGCTGGGCAGCCTGACCGATGGCAAGGCAATCTATCAGATGTTTGATGAGGTTGCCCATGTATCCAAGGAGCCAATCCTTTCAACGCCGGGTGTGCCTATCATCATAGGCCTCGACTTTGGTCTTACGCCCGCTGCCGCCTTTTGCCAGAACGTCCGAGGGCGTTGGTTTGTGCTGCATGAGTTGGTTGCCCAAGACATGGGCATTGTTCGCTTTGCCGAGATACTCCGCATAGAGATGGCGCAGCGATTCCCCGGCGCTCAGTTCGTAATCTATGGCGACCCTGCTGGCGACTATCGAGCTCAGACTGACGAACGCACACCGTTCCAGATTCTAAGGCAAGCTGGACTCAAGGCCTACATTGCCCCAACAAACGATCCGTCTCTTCGAATCGAAGCAGTAAGTAACCCCCTGAATCGCATGGTTGATGGTCAGCCTGGATTCATGATCGACCAGAGATGCGTCAATCTTATCAAGGGTTTCCGTGGTGGCTACCAGTATCGACGCCTTCAAGTTTCTGGCGGCAATCGCTATGAGGACAAGCCTGACAAAAACAAATACAGTCACATCCATGACGCGCTGCAATATGCCCTGTGTGGGGGTGGCGAATCTCGAACACTGACCGTTGGTAGGGGCGATACCAAGCCTGTAGTGGCTCGAGCAATGTTCGATGTGTTCCGTAGGCAGCCTTCGGTACGTCGATCCGTTTTTTAGTCCATTGCTATATTGCGATCAGTTTACCCAATAGGATGGCAAGGAGCTTCTGGTATGTGCATGAAAACCCCCAAGCCTCCAGTTCCGACTGCTGAAGAAAGGGCAATGGAACAGGATGCTAAGATTCAGCGCGAATCTATGGCTGCTGAACGCCGCCGCGCTCTTTCTGAAGCCAAAGAGAGCCGACTCGAATCTGAGCTTTCTCGTTTTCGTGGCTCTGGTATGCGCTCACTTATTTCTGGTCGCCGTGGTGGTCAGGGCTTCCTCCGCTCCATGCTAGGCTCTTAAACTATGCCGGTAATTCCGACTCCGATTGTTCCGGTCACAGCTAGCGCTGGGCTACTTGGCAAACTGCAAGCTCGATATGCTCGGGCCAAGCAACTGCGTGAGCCGTGGATTTCGGAGTATGAAGAATGCTACGAGTATGCGCTGCCTAGCCGTGAAAGCTTCTATGCTCAGGCTGCTGGTCAAAGCCGCACCGACAAGATTTTTGATGAGACTGCGGTGGTGGGTGTGCAAGAGTTTGCATCTCGCCTTCAGGCTGGTCTGATCCCTAACTATGCACGGTGGGCAGAGCTTGTGTCTGGCAGCGAGGTGCCGGAAGATGATCGCTCTGAAGTGAACGAGGCGCTCGAGGCCGTCACTGAATATGTGTTCGAAGTAATCCAGAACAGCAACTTTGCTCAAGAAGCAAACGAGACGCTGCTCGACATTGCCCTTGGCACTGCTTGCATGAGGATTGATGAGGGCGATGCCCTTAATCCTGTGATGTTTACTGCTGTGCCCTTGCCTCAATTGGCATTGGACGTTGGGCCCGACGACAAGCTCGACACGATCTTCCGTGAGCGTTCTATCCGCACTTCGAACATTAAGATTGCTTACCCGAAGGCTGTCCTGCCTGCCGATCTTGAGCGTGAGTTGGCAGCTGGCGTGGACAATTTTGAGTCTCTAGTTGAGTGCGTGTACCGTGATTGGTCGGCTCCCGGTGAGGAAGTGAACATGCTTGCCGTGTTCCTTCCTCAGCGGAACCACATGCTCTTCACGGAAACCTATAAAGGTATTGGTTCCAATCCCTATGTTGCGTTCCGTTGGTCTAAAGCTGCTGGTGAAGTTTGGGGCCGTGGCCCTCTTCTGTCTGCTATGCCTGCTGTAAAGACCACTAACCTTGTGGTGCAGATGATTCTCGAGAATGCCCAGATGGCAATCTCGGGTATCTACACCGCAGAAGATGACGGCGTAGTGAACCCCGCAACGATTCGGCTTGTGCCTGGAACAATCATTCCCGTTGCTCCGGGTAGCTCTGGCCTGCGCGCCGTTGGTAGTGCCGGTAACTTTGATGTGGCTCAGTTGGTGCTTTCCGACATGCGCCTCAACATCAAGAAGGCGCTCTACAACGAGATGCTTGGCAATCCGAACACAACGCCAATGTCTGCAACCGAGGTGGCGCAGCGTATGGCTGACTTGTCACGGCAGATTGGCAGCGCCTTTGGTCGTTTGCAGGCAGAGTTTGTAAACCCCGTGCTTCGCCGGGTGGTATACATCCTCAAGAAGCAGGGTCGCATCTCTATCCCGGTCATCAATGGCCGTGAAGTGAAGGTGCGCTCGACAAGTCCGCTTGCTCAGGCGCAGGCATTCGAAGATATTAATGCCATCAACCGATTCCTTGAAATGGTACAGGGCCGCTTCGGTCCGCAGATGGTCAACCTATACGTAAAGGGCGACGAGACTACCAAGTATCTGGCTGCCAAGTTTGGTGTGCCAGAGAGACTGATCCGCGATGAGGCGGAACGGGAACAACTTGTTGGTCAGATAGCGCAAATGGGGCAGAATGGCATCGACACAAGCCAAATTACTGGGGCCTGACGGCCTCGTTCGAGCTCCCGTTGAGGAGCGTAAGCTAAACGAACTGGCAGCTTCGACCTTCAGTAGCAATGGGGGTCGAGAGTTCTTGGCTTACTTGCGCTCGATCACTATTGAGGCAGTTGCCGGTCCACACATTGGATCAGATGAGTTACGGCACCGAGAAGGTATGCGCTATCTCGTGGCTATTATTGAACAGCGCATAAACAAGGGGAAGCAAAATGGCTGAGATGACAGAAGGTAACACTGGCGAAACTGGCGGCGCACCCATTGAGAGTGCAGCGCCCGCTGAAGAGTCCCGTCCTGAGTGGCTGCCTGAGAAGTTTTGGGTTGAGGGCAAGCCTGCCTACGATAAGCTGGCTCAATCCTACGGTGAGCTTGAAAAGATGCGCGGCAATCTACGCGAGAAGCTCGTTGAGGAATTGACGACTGAGCGCCTAGCTGCGCGGCCTGAGGCACCCGATGCCTATAAGTTGCCGCAACATGAGAAGCTCGACCAGGAGCAGCTTGAGACTTCGGGCGTTGTCCAGTGGTGGCGGCAGTTCGCTCACGATCAGGGCTACAATCAGGAACAGTTTGAGACTGCCATCAATACCTACGCCGATCTACAGGTGAAGGAGATTGAGGAAAGTTATCAGCGCGAGTTCCAAAAGCTCGGAGAAAGCGCGACCGCTCGCATTGAGGCGGTGCAGCTGTGGGCCAACAACTACTTCAACGAAGAAGAGCAAGTTGCAATTTCTGCTGCTTGCACCAGCGCTGCCGGTGTGGCCGCAATGGAAAAGCTAATGTCTGCCCTTAAGGGTTCAGGCGTGGTTGACAATGCCATGTTTGAAAAGAAGCCGGAACCTACCCGTGCAGAGATAGAGAAGATGATGCAGGATCGCCGCTACTGGCACCCGGCTGATCGTGATCCTGCGTTTGTTCGTCAGGTGGAAGAGTTCTTCGCTAAGACCTTCCGCTAATGCGCGTCCGCTTTATGGAGGAACGGGACATTCCCGTTGTCGTTACGCTTGGCAGCTTAATGCACCGTGAAGCGCCTGAGTATGCTGACTTTCAGTTTGATGAGGACAAGCTCGAGCGCCTTGCTTGGGTTTGTCTCTCTGAAAGGGATTGGTCAACAATCGTTGCGGAGACTGAGGTAAACGGCGAGATTCGAATTGTCGGATTTCTTGTGGCTGCCGCAGTGGAAACCTTCTTTGGGCCTGATCGATTCACTGAGGACTTGGCATTCTATGTGATGCCAGGATTCCGAGGCACATCAGCCGCTATCAAAATGCTAACATTGCTTGAAGTTTGGTCGAATGCCGTTGGCACAAAACGTGTGCGGATTGGCGTAACCACCGGAATCAATGGCGATGTGGCAGGACGGTTTCTGCTACGCATGGGTTACGTCGATAGTGGTGCGCTTTACTCTAAAGCAATTAGTCCATTGCCTGCTTAATGTATTTGCAAGAGATGACAGGCAGGCCCGCAAGGTCTGGCTATGGAGCCCGCCAGGACAACTCCTTTCGCATCGTTTGCGGATAACCGGCAAAAACCAGTTTTTCGCAAGCCTGAA